GAATAAAAGAAACAGTTGTTGTGCACGCCTAGATATTTGGGATGAATCTCCAATAATTTTAGAAGGCGAGCTAAAGCTGATTGTGCTGGAAGCGCTATATGCTGGTGAATTAGATTTAGAGTGGAGACGCGAGTTCTTTTCAGATGCCATTGAAAAGTTAGAAAAACTAGCAGGTCACCACCCAACTCCTAAGCGTGCTTCTTAAGTGTAATTTCTGAGCGGAAGTTTCTATTTGACTTAATGTTATCAAGATAAAATTGGTCTTTGTCTGTTGATGATATGAATTTATTTATCGTATCCCTATCCATCATTGTATAGCAGATCCTATCACTGTTTTTAAGATCAATTTCAAGAGCATGATCGTTTAAGACAATATAGAAATTAATTAGTTCAGAATTAATATTTACAATTTTACTCACGTGAAATACTCCTCCCGATATGTTTTTAAAGGATCGTGTCGGGTCACGATAGGTAAGTTTATGAAATTAGAAAATATAGTAATTATAGAAAACAGACTTTTCCAAAACTCAACTCAAATTTACTTTGAAAATTTTCCATTTGATGGTGATGAGTTTTATGTGCCAGTTGGTGATTACACTAAGCCAATTGGTTTCCTAAAGTTTAAGCAAATTGCTAAGCCAGGCTGCTTTGAATTATCCGAATTAGTGTCCCTAGATTATCCCAGCCCAAATCCACAATTTTCGTTGTCAGGTGTTTTATACTCTCGCCAGAAAGCGATCGAAGCCCATCAATCAATTTGCGCTTATCAGCAGGCGGTAAGTCGGCTGCCATAATTTTAGATTCAAGAATAGCTTTCAGTTGAACAGCTTCAAACTTAACAGTTACAACTCCAAGAATTGCAGATAAGCCGCCATCATCAGCTAGAAAATCAGCTCCCTTCTCGGTTAGGCGAGGATGATGAAGTGTGAATAAATGGTTTTGATTTCCACCAAAACCCATAGTTAAATCAATACTGTCTGGGTGAAGGAGTCCATGAGACTGTAAGTAAAATAAATTGGCATAAATCTTACTGCATTCATACTCATCTAGATTCTTAATTTCACATGAGAAGTCGTAAGCTAATGGGTATGTTGAAGCCATTTTATTCATGAGTTCAAGTTGTAAATGTCTGTCTAGTAGCACAGTTTATTTCCCTAATGGTGTTTTAAAGTACCGCGTTGGGTCACGGTCTCAATTACACAAAAAGCTGGATCCGTTTAAATTCCTTATTAGCCTCAATATGACTTCTATAAAATTTATCTTTATCTTCTGAATCAATGAACTCTTTGAATGTAGTTGCTTCAAGAAGTCTGTAAATAAACCTTTCACCTGTCCTAAGTACTACTGTTAATAAGAAGTGTTGATAAAGAACGTGGCTGATATTACGGGAATTAATTTCAATTTTTTGCATCCCCTGAATTCCTTTTCATTTGTAAAGCTTTCTATAATCAATGCGAATAAGGATGTTCTTGTCTGTGCTGACTTGGCGGCACGATATCTGTAATAGCGGTAATACTTTCAACCTCGTCCATTTCAAAGAAAAATCGCTCACCACCATTCACAGAAAGCAAACTTAAAACCCCACCATTGATGCCGACAAATTCTTTAATTGTGCATCTTCCATCCTTCAAGCACACCTGAACAAACTCATTTGGCACAAGATCTGCATCAGGGTCGCATACAACATACCAGCCATTACGAATTGCTGGAAACATTGAGTCGCCAGTGCCTTTAATGCCATAGGCTCGTGGACCTGCTGTATGAGTTGGAACATAGCCATCCCCAGCATTTCCATCGTATCCCATATCTGTGAAATACCCATCCATTCCCATTTTTGAATAGGCTTTAACTGGAACATATCTTTTTTGTATAGGGAAAGGCTTAGCTGGCGCTTGAACAAACTTAACGGCATCTTCACTATCTGGAATATTGTACTTCTGCTTAAATGCTTCAATATCAATAACATTTAATTGAGCTAAATTGTTACTCGATTCTTGTTCATCCGATCCACCATAAAGCAACCAATCGTCACTCACACCTAAAAATTTCGCAATGACTTTCAAATTTTCTGCTGTAGGTACGCTAGTTCCATCTAGCCATTTCTTTGCTGCAACAGGAGATTTTTTAGTTGCTCTTGCTAAATCAGCGGCTCTTAATTTTTTTTCTTCAAGTTTTTGCCTAATTCGAGTGTGTAAAGACATAACAAATATTCCAAAAACATTAACTAATGTTAATACGATCTATTGAAACTATGGTTAACAAGTGGTAAATTTGGTTTATTAACTATAGTTAACTTGGTGTAACCATGAAAATTAGTGACCTCATGACATACCACGGCTGCAAAAATCGGAAAGAGTTGTCTGAAAAAACTGGATATTCAACCGTGACCCTCTGGAAGTGGGAAAACAACGGTATACCAGCCAGAACTCAAGCAGTCCTGCAAGTCAAAACCAAAGGCAAACTTAAAGCCGATTTACAAGCATTAACCGCTTAGGAACTAAACCATGAGCAAAGTATTAAATGAATTGCCTGCAAGCGCTAGCAATAACGAATCGCTCATATTGCAAGCACTTAACGCTAGCAATCAAAGACAAGTAGCAGAGATGATAAATGTCGATGCAAGCATCCTTTCACGGATGAAAACAGAAAAGAAATCAAATGGATGGACTGAGATTGAGTTTATTAGCTTTTTGTTGACAGCCATTGGTTTGAAGGTTGTGCAAGAAAGTGATGTGTATTGCTCACCTGAAATTGCAGAAGCAACGCGAGTTTATTTAGCACATGCATTCACTTCACCTGAATACATGCGGATTTTATTCAAATAAAAAACCACTACCTGCTGTAACAGGAGTGGTTAGGCATTCAATTGAGGTGGATCAAATGAACACAAACAATTTATCAAATCAAACAACCGAACGCAACCAGCCAGAATTTTTAGTGGGTGACGTTGTAGTGCTTACTAAAGAGTGCCGTACTTTCAAATCAAATGATTTGTTTGAAGTTAAAAACAAAACTTTGACTAGTTTATGGACCATCAAATCAGAGAATCATTTGATTCTAGTTTCTTCAAAAGAAATCCGCACAGCAACAGTTGCTGAACTTAACGCCAAACGCCGACTAACAAGCGCTGAGCAAGCATTAGCGGAGGTGTCATGAACAGCTTTACACAGCAAATCAAAGATTCTCGTCAGCAAAGTGAAATCCAATCTTTTTACGAGCCTGCATTGCGAGTGCTTGGGCACCTATTTGAGGTGAAAAAGCAAAATTTACGTAACAAAGGTTATGACGAAAATAATGCGGCGGTAACCAAAGTTGAATTTTCAGAGGCTATGGCTCGTCAATTTCGCATAACGCAGTGGTTAGCACAACAGATTGTAACCAGCTTAACCAAAGCGTGTTTGGTTGATTCGTTTGGTGGCTATGTTAAGCCAAAGGATGGTGAAAAGTGAGATATGCAGCAAGAAGAAAACAGGATATTTCCGTTTCCACCACACCGCTAGAGGTGGTAATTCCACTGGAACAACCAGTAAAGATCTATTCGGCTAAAGAATTAGCAGCTATGCCACTTTCAGTTATGAATGCCGCAATTGAGGCTCAGGAAAGATTTTATCAACTTGAAGAATTAACCCATATGGGGGCAGGCTATAGCAGTTCGCCGTCTCATGGAGGATGGGCACAAACTAATTCAGGTGAAAGAAAAGTCTCGTATTCGCTACAAAATCAACAACGAATTTATTCCTCCAAGAATTATTCGTCAGTTGGAAATGCGCGGTCTTGTAAAATTAGGAGCAGTCACTGATGTATAAATATCTCCACCATATCAGCGACTTTATGGTTGCTACAGCGCACCTTAGCCCAGTTGAAGAGTGCTTTTATCGCCGTGCTCTCGATTTTTATTATTTGAATGAAAAACCATTACCCAAAGAAACCCAGTCGGTTTTTCGTCGGTTACGTGCAAATACCCAAGAAGAAAGGGATGCAGTATTAATTGTGCTGCAAGAGTTTTTTGTGGAAGAGGAAGACGGGTTTCACAACAAACGTTGTGATTCAGAAATCGCCGCTTATCAAAAAGTAGGGGATAAAAATCGTGAAAATGGTAAGAAAGGTGGGCGTCCACGTAAGGAAAAACCAAAAGAAAACCAAAGTGAAGGCGACTCGGTTAATTCTGAAAACCCACAAAAACCCAGTGGGTTAATTTTGGGTTCTGAAAGTGAAAGCCAAAAAAACCTTAACCATAAACCGTTAACCGATAACCAATATATAGATAGTAGTAGTAATGCGCGTGAAGAAAATTCGCAATT